ACCTTGTTAGCGGCTCTTGCAGAGCCAAAGAAGGGCATTGTTAGGTATAAGGGTGGCAAGTACGCTGAAGCGGCAAGACGCAACACACAGGCAAGCATTGCAACAGCGCAGAAGTTCGTTGTTAGCAATAGCATGGTTGAACATGCTTATCTTGCGTCTTTGGCTAGGCCGAAGTCTTTGCTTGAAATGCAACAGCGCGGCATTCCACCATTTAATAATATGTGGATTGAGTGGGATGAAAGATTTAGAAAATCAATTGCTGATCGTGAAATGCAGAAAATGGGATATGATCCAGCCAATCAACCTACCGAAGATCCAATAGTAAGGCTTGGCTACCATATTGAGATGATCAATGATCGTTTTTTATATAGTCTTTATTTTATGTCTAATGGGGAAGAAGGCGTAGCCTCTTCTCCTATAGGTTTCCATATGTCTAATGATGGTTCAGTTATGGATATGGGTTGGTCTGAACAAGATGTAGATGCTTTTATGAAAGACAGATTGGCAACAGGCACTTGGTTGATGGGCAAATGGTATTCAAAAAAAGAAGCTGAAAAAGAAAAATTAAATCCTGATTTTGCAGAATTATCTACTTCTTTTATTCAAGTAAGAAGCGCGGCCGCACAATGGCTTGTATCACAAGAACACTTTGCACAAGGCTTTACAGCTAACGAATTTGCTGAGTTAAAGGCGTTGTCATTAAATATGCAAGTTGGCGATGGGCGGTTTCTAATCGCGCTATTGGGTTTGCTTAACTATGACCTTGTTGTGCATGAAACAACAACGCCGCCAAAAAAGATTGACCATGTACGCTTTGGGCGCGTTGTCCCAAAAAACGAATATAAGGTGGTGACAATCCAGTTACCAAAGCCGCGTGGCAAGCGCATTTATGAGCAAATGTTTACAGGGCATGGAAGCCCTAAAAGAGAGCATTGGCGGCGTGGACATTGGCGTACTGTCCGAGACAAGTCCGGTAATTTTAAACGGCGCGTGTGGATTGGTGAGATGAAATGCGGCAATCCAGCGTTAGGTACTATCGTTCATGATTATAATTTGGAGGGAAAGTGATGAACGGATTTGAAGCTCTACAACAAGTTAAAGATAATATGATGAAGCCAATATACGAAAAGCGGCGGCATCTTGGATGTGAATGTTGCGGAACCACATTTTATGGATATTACAGCAAAGAGAAACAATCCATGTTTGATTCCCCATGCTTTATTGAGGAAGGGGTGTATGTTTTCATCCCCCCATGCCCCAATGAAGATTGCGGGATGGAGAGTTTTGGAGTCTACGATGCTAAATCAGCCCTGCATCATTACAATAAACACAAAGAAAAAGAACGCAAGAAGGTAGAGCGTAAAGCAAAAAAGGATGCCATGCCTGTAAAGATTAGCAGGAAGCTAACCTATCCAAATAAACAAGCTTATGAAGATAGACTGGACTTGCTGGCAAAAGACCCAGATCAGATGACTAATTACGAAATGATGTGTGATTATTTTTTGGATAAGGTTTTCTGGAAAAAATTTGGCAAAGGATGCCACACACTGCAATCAAGACACTTCACAATTAAGAAACGCTTGTGGGATGGAACGTATAAGAGCAATTCTGGCAAAACAAGGATGGGCAGATTTACGCCTTACTTTGAAGTGACTAACAATCAAACAGGCAAGGCGAGAGAGGTCGGCACAAAGAGCGTTAGATTTGAGATAGAGCTAAAAAAGAAATATGGAACCAACAGACGCAATGACCCAAAACGAAACTTTGGTTTGCCCAACAGTAGGGGATATAGGTAAATGACTAATTACGAAAGACATGGAAGCGAAGACTATTGGCAAGAGTATTATAGTCAATTGGAAGGCTATAAGATCACAAAATTCTGGATGAGCGATGATGGCTATCCGACATTCGGATTGTCGCACCCGAAAAAAGGAGTATTGGTTATCGAAGTTAGCCGTGATCCAGAGGGCAATGATGCAGGGTTCCTGTTCATTAATGATGGGAGCGAGTAATGAAAGACAATACTTTGAAACTACTTTCGGTGTCATTGACAGCACCACAATGGAACGTGATTGAGGTTGCTCTTGATAGGTATATCGATGAGCAGATTGATGACGGTTGCGATGATGCTCTTGTTTACGCTAGGAAGGCTGGCATCGTGAAGGCTTTGTTACAGCACGAATTAACTAGAGCAGGAGCAGGATGATGAACGTATTAAGCCTGTTCGATGGCATGTCATGTACACAGATTGCTTTACAAAAGCTTGGTATTACACCAACGAAGTATTTTGCATCTGAAATTGATCAGTATGCCATGAAGGTAACGCAAACAAATTTCCCAGATACTATACAGCTTGGCGATGTCACAAAGGTTAATGCTGATGACTTGCCAGAGATTGATCTGCTGATCGGCGGCTCACCATGTCAGGGATTTTCGTTTGCCGGAAAAAGATTAAATTTTGACGATCCGCGTTCCAAATTGTTCTTTGAATATGTGAGATTGCTTAAAGATTTAAAGCCAAAGTATTTCCTGCTTGAAAATGTTCGTATGAAACAGGAAAGTCAGGACGTTATTTCTGAACAGTTGGGAGTACAGCCAATTGTTCTTAACAGTAATCTTGTAAGCGCACAAAATCGTCACAGATTGTACTGGACAAATATCCCAGTGGATGGATTGCCCGAAGATCGGGGGATCAAGTTGCGTGATATTTTAGAGCATGGATACACAGATAGAGAGAAGTCTCATTGTGTAGACGCTAATTACTTTAAAGGCGGCAACCTTAAATCATACTTCCTTAAAAACAGAAGACAGCTTGTATTCGGGTTCGCTGATGACGACAAAACAACGTCAGGGCTTATTCTGGCCGGAGAAGCAGATGTTAAAGGCCATGGGTATAACCGTAGGGTTTACCACCCAGATGGCAAGGCACCGTCCCTAGCGGCGGCGTCAGGGGGCAACCTAGAGCCAAAGGTTCTATGGCCAGCGTCAATTGTCGGACGCAGGATTAATGATGATGGTGTGCGTAAGGATTACGACAAGGATGTTCCAATCACGCAATGCCTAGAGGTGCATGAGGTTGATAAGGCCAGATGTCTATCAACAGTGGAAAAAGATACCTTGGTCTCTGATCTGCCAGAAGGTAGATACCCTGATGCTTATAGCAACGATATGCGGCTCGCATGGCGTAAGCTAACGCCGCTTGAGTGTGAACGGTTGCAAACTGTACCCGATGGATACACAGACCACGTTAGTAATACACAGCGCTATCGTATGCTCGGGAACGGATTTACAGTTGACTCAATTGCTTGGCTACTGAAAGGTATGGTGTGAACATGAGTATTAATTTTGATAAACCAGTTATTATTAAGTTTTCTGCAACTTGGTGCGCCCCATGCAAAACACTTGAACCAAAGCTAAAGAAAGCTGTCGGAGATAAAGTTAAATTAATAGATATGGACATAGAACAATACCCAGATGAAGCGCAAAAATTCAATGTCCGTTCAGTGCCAACAACAATTGCTTTTGTGAATGGCGAACAATTTGATGCGTTCAGTGGAGATAAACCAGAGTCGTGGATAATCGATTTTGTCAGCAAAATGATAAACAATATAAGGAACCAGTAAAATTGTTCGTACAAGGGGCGGAGTAACCTTTCTGGGCGAGGAGCATTAGGTTTGTCCTCGTCCTAGCGATTAGCTAGTACCATGGCGTCGTAGAAAACAACGCTACCTATCCCTAAACATCCCCTACCCTACTGACTTGTCATGGGGGGATGTCAGTGGGCAAAGCCAGACTCCGTATAATAGAAAATCTGGCTAATAGGTAGAACACCTAAATATTACAGAGTTCTTTGTTTGTTCTTGTTTTGGTTTAGAGGTTTAGAAAACCAAAGTTGGTATACCAAAGTTGTTAAAGTTGTTATTTATCAGTGGTTTATGAGGTTTTGGTTTGGGGTTGCAAACATAGCACAAACAAACAAAAATAGGGGTTGTAAGTTATTGAAAAGGTTCAAACTTTGTACTTTGGTTTTTTTACCCTATTATATAGGGGTATAGGTACATAAACCTATACCCTGTAGAACGGGTCGCCAAACGGCTAAATGCAATAGGAGTGTGATATGAATTGTTCGTATTGTGATGAGCGTAGCGGGTATATACTTATGGCCAATAAGTTGTGGTGCGAAGAATGTTGGGCAGACGCACAGAATAAGTTCTCAAAGAATTATGACGAGTTGATGGAACGAGTATATGAAATTAAAGGCATGAAAGAAGCTGGTTGGGAATTAACCCAAAAAGGTAATTATTATTACAAGGATGAAGATCACGATAATGTGATCCATTTAAGCTACTAGGAGGGCAGTATGCCAAAGGTCGGGGAAAATCTACCCAAAGAACAACGAGAGGCTGGTCTGAAGAGACTGAAGCCCCAGCAACAACAGTTTCTGGATTATTATCTGCATAAGGATATGACACAGACAGAGGCAGCAAGACAATCGGGATACAAAAACCCAACAGTGCAAGCGGTCAGGCTATTGCAAAACCCCGTAGTACAAGAACGATTGCAAGAGATGAGACTAGAGGCGCAAGCTAGGTTCGGGGTCACAATCGATAAGTCTATTCGGGATCTGAAAAAAATGCGTGACCAAGCATGGGAAATGGGAAAAATTAGCGAAGCACTAAGAGCAGAAGAACTAAGATTAAGGGCGGCTGGACTACTTGTTAACAAACAACACGTAGTTAAGGAGGATATTACAGCGTCCACAAAGGAAGCAATATCTGAAAAATTGGCGGAATATAAGCGGTTGGCAGAGTCCCGCATGAATAACGTAACACCAGATATTGATGTCATAGAACACTAAACACAAGATATAGCGCGAGATAGCTGATAACGGTAAATTGTACTGGTTTTCCCCGTGCGGGGGGAGGGAACGGTTTGCCGGGCGTTTTTTGGAAATTGTTCGGGTTCGGGACGCCCCGGCGGGGTTCGGGCTAGGGATTCTGTGGGTTCTCGGACGTTCTTCTCCGATGACTTTCGGATCGGGGTGTGATTCGGGCTGCTGCGCCCGTATAATTGTTCGGGATTCGGGTTGCCCGGTCATCGGGATCGGGCTTGATCGGGCTTGACATCGGGGGTTTATCGGGGCGATCATCAAGGATCCTCCCTGAAACTCCCCGGCGTTTTTAGCGGCCGGGGTTTTTTGCCTGCTGCACGCAGCGCTCGAAGGCCCGGGCTTGGTGTACAATTGTTCGGGTTCAAACGCCCGGCGTTGCCCCGGTTCGAGTTGGACGGCGCAGCGGTGACGTACAGGAGGCAGCAAACACGTACAATTGTTCTTGTCCCCCGCTGTGCTACTCGAATCGCAAAAAAGTATTATTTAGTTCTTTTTCTTGTTGACAGGTGTAGCAGTGATTGCTATATATAAGGTGTAGGAGGAAGCGATGACCGCCGACCAGTGATGCGAACAGCACCTCCTACACCTTAACAACTGATGAGGTATTTACTATGAAAACAGGAAACTTTTTATTGGCGATTGGGTTTATGTTGATTCTTCTGATGACAGGAGTGGAGCCAGACCCACACAGCTTCACAGCGTTCTGGTTACATATCGGGCTCGTAATGTTCGGTGTTGTGATTTCAGGATCGGGGGTTTACCTCTTGAACAAAGCCAAGCGCTGATTCAATACGAACAATTTTCAAACTCACCCGGCTCGCAGCCGGGTATTTTTTTGCCCCGGCCGCAGCGCCCCGGTCTAACCCGTACAATTGTTCTGAATCTCCGCTGTGTGGTTCCAATGCCAACGTTGCCAACGTTGTCAATACTACAGGTAACTATAACACCGCAGTTGGTACGACCGGTAACTGTAACACAGCGATTGGTTACTCGTACAATTGTTCTGGTTATTAGCTGCAGCCGCTGTGCAGCTGTGGCCGCCGGGGTGATCAAAATAAACTTTTTTTTCTGCTGTTTTGTTGTTGACTCTATGCAATGACTGCATTATATATAAGTACATAGACACAAAAAGGAGGGCGAGATGCCTAAGACAGCAGAAAAAGCAGAAAGAATCAAAAGAGACCTGAGTGGTGATTTGTTTGACGTCAACCATGTAACGCGGCGCATGTTCCGTTGTTGGTTGGACGGCTCGTATCTTGGTTATGAGCACTATCAAGCAAACCTTGAGTTCTTGAAAAGCAACCACAATGATCAAGCGCGGCTAACAATGTTCGTAATCCGTGAGTTTGTTGACTTCACGGCACACGATGCAAGTTGTTCTAGGAGTTACGCACAGAAGGTAATCGTAGAAACAGTAGGCAAAGAAAAGCTAGAGCGTCTGAATAAGTACCTTGTAGATGATGCACTAGATCTGATTGCTGATTGGCTAAAGGAGGTGGCGTAAATGTTATACTTCGCCTATGGATCTAACCTAAACAAACAACAAATGAGTATTCGCTGTCCTAAAGCAAAAGCTTTAGGCGCGGCGTATATCGTTGGGTGGCGGCTTGTGTTTCGGGGCGTCGCAGATATTGAGCGCACAAATGATCCGTCAGCAATGTTGCCTGTAGGGTTCTGGGACATCACAGACGAATGTTTGCAGGCTCTGGATCATTACGAGGGATACCCAAGACTTTATCGAAAGGTAGAGATCAACGGGGCAATGACATACGTAATGAATGCCAGCGGGTATTCACCACCGAGTAAGTTTTACTTCGATGGGATTTGGCGCGGGTATAGCGACTTCGGGCTTGACCAAACCGAACTTTGGCACGCCAAGGACTGGGTAGATGAACTGGAGCTAACGGGATGATAAATTGTTCGGGTCGGGATCGGGTCGAGCCTTCGGGCTCGGCCTTTTTTTTGTTCGGGGTTCGGGGTCGGGGTCGGACTCCCCGGTGTAACCCGAACAATTGTTCGTGTTTCTT